ACGGAGCCCTCTATCCCTGACACCCCCTCCCCCCTCCAAGGAGGTGCCCATGAGCGACCACATGGACCTTCTCGAGGCCGTGGAGTCGGGCAATGTGCTCGAGATGCTGCGTGCTCAGCGCCGCCTGATCGCCGAGGCGCTGGTGACCGCGCAGGAGAACACGCGCCCGCAGTTCAACAACGAACTGAACAAGCTGCACCGGCTGATCGCTGAGGAGGAGGCACGCGAGCAGGTCGCCACTCAGGAGGAGGCCGAGCGTGCCGAAGCATCCGCCGACGCAACCGAGCCCTTCGACCCCTCGGCTATCTGAGGTCGCGAAGTTCGTCCACGTGCCGCCTGGTGCCGTCGCTACCGCCTGGCCTCCGGTGCAGGCGAAGCTCGCGGACCTGGGGATCCGGCTCCGTTGGTGGCAGGTCCCGATCGCTCGGATCATCCTCTCTCTCAACGCCGAGGGCCGATACACGACGACGATCGGCGGCATCGGGCTGTCGATCCCTCGCCAGGTCGGCAAGACGTTCCTGGTCGGCGCCTTGGTCTTCGCCCTCGCGCTGCTACGGCCCGGCCTGACGGTCATCTGGTCGGCGCATCGGACCCGCACGGCGGAAGAGACCTTCAAGAAGATGCAGGGCTTCGCTCGGCGCAAGTCGATCAAGCCCTTCGTCTCGAAGGTGACGCTCGGCTCTGGCGAAGAGGCAATCGAGTTCGTCAACGGCTCCCGGATCATGTTCGGCGCCCGGGCCGCCGGCTTCGGCCGCGGTTTCGACGAGGTCGACGTCGTGGTCTACGACGAGGCGCAGATCCTCGATCAGTCGGCGCTCGACGACATGATCCCGGCGACCAACCAGTGTCGTCAGCCTGAGGGCGCGCTGATGTTCTTCATGGGCACGCCGCCGCAAAAGAAGGACATCGACTCGGGCAAGGCCGAGGTGTTCTCGCTGATGCGTGAGAGCGCGAAGCAGGGCGACGAGGACACGGCCTGGGTCGAGTTCGGGGCGGATGACGACTACGTTCCGACGCCGCTCCCGGCGCCTCTGACTGAGCGCGACTGGAGGCAGATCGCGAAGGCGAATCCGTCCTACCCGGAGGACACCCCGCGCGAGGCGATCCTGCGCATGCGGAAGAAGCTCGGCGACGCGTCCTTCGCCCTCGAGGGTGCCGGGATCTGGCCGGAGATCACCAAGCAGTTCTCCCCCATCAACGGCGTCCTCTGGGGCCAGGGCACGGACGTCGGCCCGGCGCTGGATGCGAAGCCGTCCGCGATGGCTGTCGATGCCTCGCACGCCCGCGAGATCTCGATCGGTGCTTGCTGGCTCGAGGGGGAGTCGGCACACGTCGAGGAGGTCTGGGCGGGCGTCGATGACGTCGCCGCGGTCGAGTGGGTGGCTGAGCGCGCGGGCAAGCGGATGCCGGTCTTCATCGACGGTCAGTCGCCGGCCAACGCGATGATCCCGGCGCTCAAGGCACGCGGCGTGAAGGTCTACACCGGTTCGGCCGCCGACATGTCGAAGGCGTGCAGCCAGGTGAATGCCGACGTCGAGGCTGGTCGCCTCACGCACGCCGATCAGCAGTCGGTGAACGACGCTCGCGAGGGCGCTCGGAAGCGTGCGATCGGCTCGGCTGGCGGCTGGGGTTACGACCGCTCCGACCCGTCCGTGAACATCGCCCCGCTCGTCGCCGTCACATTGGCGCGGCTGGGCGCATCCATGACCAAGAAGCCGACCGGAAGCGGTCGATCCTCGAGCGGACGAAGGGCGGTGACGGTGTGACTGCGATTCCCGCCGCCCAGAAGGTGCGCCTCCCCGGCGTCGATGCCGACACGAACGCGCTCATCAACGGCCTGTTGGCCGAGATCCACGCGCGCCGGGTCCGCAACATCGTGCGATCCACCTACTACGAGAACAAGCGGGCCATCCACAAGGTCGGCACGCTGATCCCGCCGCAGTACTTCAAGCTCGGAATCGTGCTCGGCTGGTCGGGCAAGGCGGTTGATGCGCTGGCTCGTCGCTGCAACCTCGACGCCTTCGTGTGGCCGGACGGCGACCTGGACAGCATCGGCGGCAGCGACCTCTTCGACGACAACCTGATGGAGTCAGAGGTCGACTCCGCGATCGTGCAGGCACTCATCCACGGGCCGGCTTTCCTCGTGAACACGGTCGGCGGTGAGAGCGAGCCGAAGTCGCTGATCCACGTGAAGGACGCGACGGAGGCTAGTGGCGAGTGGAACCGTCGCACGCGCTCGCTCAACAGCCTGTTGTCGATCATCGACAGTGACGCCGAGGGGCGTGTGCTGTCGCTCGCGCTCTACCTGCCGAACCGCACGATCACCGCCGAGCGCGCCTCCTCGTCGGCGGCGTGGTCGGTCGACGACAAGCCGCACGTCTACGGGATGCCGGCCGAGGTCATGGCCTACAAGCCGCGCCCGAAGCGCCCGTTCGGCCAGTCGCGCATCACGCGGCCGATCATGGGCCTGCAGGACGCGGCGACTCGCGCGCTGATCCGGCTCGAGGGCCACATGGATGTCTACTCCTACCCCGAGCTGTGGATGCTGGGCGCGGACCCGTCGATCTTCAAGAACGCGGACGGCTCGCAGCAGTCGGCATGGCAGATCCGGCTCGGACGGATCAAGGGCATCCCTGACGACGAGGACGCGACCAACCCGCGCGCCGCCATCCAGCAGATCGCCGCAGCCTCTCCCGACCCGCACCTCGCCGACCTGAACGCGCTGGCGAAGATGTTCGCGCGCGAGGCTTCACTGCCGGACACGGCTGTGGCGATCACGGACATGGCGAACCCGACGAGCGCCGAGTCTTACGACGCGAGCCAGTACGAGCTGATCGCCGAGGGCGAGGGCGCTTCCCGCGACTTCACGCGGCCTCTGCGCCGTTCGTTCGTGCGCGGTCTGGCGATCCTGAACGGCATCGGCGTCGATGAGATCCCGGCCGAGTGGAAGACGATCGACGCGAAGTGGCGTGACCCGCGCTTCCAGTCGCGCGCCCAGGTGGCTGACGCCGGCGCGAAGGTCGTCCCGCTGATCGCCGCAGCGACCTCCGAGGTTGAGCTTGAGCTGCTAGGCCTGAATGAGCAGCAGATCAAGCGCGTCATGGCCGACAAGCGCCGCAACGCCGGGTCGGGCGTCCTCGAGGCGCTCCGTGCCGCCGCAGCGCAGCAGGGCACCGCCAATGCGGGGGCTTGATCTCCGCGACGGAGTGCAGGGGCTCGTCGGCTATGCCGAGCGCGACCTGTCGGCGTTGTGGCGCGAGGTCCGCACCGCAGCGGAGGCCCGGGTCGCGCTCCACGACATCCTCCCGGCCCTGATCGACACCTACGGCGCCGCGGCGGCAACGCTGGCGGCCAACTGGTTCGACGATCTGCGCGAGAAGGTCGGCGTCGCGGGCTCGTTCTACGCCATCCCGGCCGACATCCCAGACAGCGGCGCGCACTCGCTCGTCGGATGGGCGACATCGGAGGCCAGCGACCTCAACAGCCTGCAGGCGCTCATCCTCGGCGGCATGCAGCGGAGGATCGCGAACTTCTCGCGACAGACGGTCATGGGCTCCTCGATCGCCGACCCGAAGGCGAAGGGCTGGCAGCGAGTCGGCGTCGGCGAATGCAAGACCGGCTTCTGCGACATGCTGATTGCCCGCGGCGCGGTCTTCAGCGAGGCCACGGCCGACTTCGCCGCGCACGACCACTGCAAGTGCTCGGCTGTCCCTGCGTTCGGCGGCGAGCCTCGGCCCGTGAAGCCGTACACCCCGACCCTGCGGAACGTCTCTGACGTCGACCGCGCGCGCGTCCGCGAGTACCTGCGGACCCACTGAACCACCCCGACCGCAACGGTCGGGACCAACCCGAAACGGGAGATCGCATGTCCACTCAGGCCACCGAGGCGACCGAAACGGACGCCCAGGAGACCAGCACCGAGACCGCCGCCGAGAAGACGGAGGCCGAGCAGACGAAGCCGACCGAAACGGTCGACTTCTGGAAGCAGAAGGCCCGCGAGCAGGAGAAGCGCGCCAAGGACAACGCCGAGGCCGCGAAGAAGCTCGCCGAGATCGAGGAGTCCCAGAAGTCGGAGGCGCAGAAGGCCGCCGACCGTCTGGCTGTCGCCGAGCAGCGCGCTGCCGCTGCTGAGGCCAAGGCTCTCTCGCTGTCGATCGCCACCGAGCACAAGCTCGGCGCCGAGGACGCTGCCCTGTTGGCGGCGCTCCCCGACGAGGACTCGATGCGGGCGCTTGCGAAGCGCCTCGCCGGCCAGGTGGACGCGCAGAAGAAGAACGGCAACCACGTGTCCAAGGAGGGCACGTCCACGAAGTCGGGCGCCACGAATGCCGACGAGGAGCGCGAGTTCGCTCGCAACCTCTTCGGCTCCGGCGACTGACGACTCCCGAAAGGACTGATCCATCATGGCGTCTCTCGCCACTTCCTCGGGCTTCTCCCTGCCCAACCACCTCGCGTCGGGCGTCTGGAGCAAGGTCCAGACCGGCGCCGTCGTCCCCGTCCTCTCCGGCCAGCAGCCGCAGATGTTCGGAACGACCCAGTACATGAAGTTCACGAGCAAGCCGAAGGCCGAGTTCGTGGCCGAGGGCGCGCAGAAGTCTCAGAGCCAGCCGGCGCTGACGACTGTCAACGCCGTCCCGCGCAAGGCGCAGGTCACGATCCGGTACAACGAGGAGGTCCAGTGGGCCGACGAGGACTACCAGCTCGGCGTCCTCTCCGAGTTCTCCGGTGCGATCGCTGAGGCGCTGGCCCGCGCGCTCGACCTCGGCGTCTTCCACGCGATCAACCCGCTGACCGGTGTCGCGCTCTCCGGTTCGCCGGCCAAGGTGCTCGACACGACCAACAAGGTCGAGGTCACCGCCTCGAGCAAGGCCGATGTCGACGTGGACTCCGCAGTCGGCCTCGTCATCGCGGACGGCTACACCCCGAACGGCATCGCGTTCGATCCGTCCTACGCCTTCGCGCTCGCCACGCAGCGCGACAGCCAGGGCCGCAAGCTCAACCCTGACCTGGGGATGGGCATCGACGCCACCGCCTACAGCGGCCTGCGTGCTTCGGTCTCCACGACCGTCTCGGCGCCCGAGGCGGCGATCTCGGGCGGCGCCTACGCGACGACCAACCCGAACGTGAAGGCCATCGTCGGCGACTACTCGGCGATCAAGTGGGGCGTGCAGCGCACGATCCCGGTCGAGGTCATCCGCTTCGGCGACCCGGATGGCTCGGGCGACCTCAAGCGCAACAACCAGATCGCGCTGCGCGGTGAGGTCGTCTACGGCTGGGCGATCATGGACACCGACGCCTTCGCCGTGATCAACGACGGCACCGCTGGCTGATGGCTCGCCTGATCAGCCCGCTCGGCTCGCTGGTCGAGGTCGCTGACGAGAAGGTCGACCGCCTTCTCGTCAGCGGCTACACCAAGGCCGAGGACGACTCGAAGACCGCCGCGCGCAAGCCAGCGGCCAAGAAGACCGCCGCACGCAAGTCCGGCGACGAGTGACGGGAGGCGACCCTCGTGGTTGAGATCATCTCGCAGGAGAACATCCCGGAGACGGTGCAGACCGCTGCCGGTGAGCGACTCGCGCTGATGATCGCTGGTGCCAACGCCAAGGCCACGAGGGTCGCCCCCTGCCTCGCTGGTACCGGTGATGCCGAGCCGACCGTCGAGCAGATCGACGAGGCGCGGCTGGTGCTGCTCGGCGCGATCACGCGCTGGACGGAGACCGGTGCCGGCGCCTACCAGCAGCAGACCGCAGGCCCGTTCTCGGTCACCACCGACACGCGCCAGCGGATCGGATACAACCTGTGGCCGTCCGAGATCGCCGACCTGCAGGCCATCTGCAAGGGTGGCAAGTCGGGCATCTTCGCTGTCGACACGGTGGCTGACTGCTCGGCTCACGCCGAGATCTGCGCCCTCAACTTCGGCGCCACCTATTGCTCGTGTGGGGCTGACATCGCTGGATTCGCGCTATACGAGGAGCCGTGATGCTCCCCTACGGCGAGACCGTCACCCGCCTCCGCGCGACGGCCGTCCTCGACCCGTACTCCCAGCGGGAGACGGGTGAGGACTGGTCGGCGCCGGACGAACTCGAGATCCCCGGTTGCGCGTTCGATCCCGGCGGCTCGCTGGAGTCGGCCGAGGTTGGTCGCGAGCCGGTCGTCAGCACGCCGACTCTCTATGCGCCGGTCGATGCGGACGTGACGGCCCGTGACCGCGTGATTATGCGCGGCCGGACGTGGCTGGTCGACGGCGACCCCGCGGAGTACCGCTCCCCGTTCTCCGGCTGGGCCCCCGGCCTCGTGGTCAAGTTGAAGGCGGTGACGGGCTGATGGCTTCCGGCGTGAAGATCACCCTGAACAGCGCCACGATCCAGAAGATGCTGGACGGCGGCGAGGGCGTCTCCGAGTTGCTCCACGAGAAGGCTGAGGCGGTGCTGTCTGCCGCCAAGGCCGACGCCGCGAACTACCGCGTGACCGGCGCCTACCTCGACAGGCTCGAGGTCAGCGAGGACCACACCGACCGCATGGCGCTCCGTGTCGGCTCGTCGGCTCCGCACTCGCATCTGGTCGAGGCCAAGCATGGCACCCTGGCCCGCGCGCTCGACGCTGCTGGCGGTGCCTGATGGCATGGCAGCCCGTCTCTGTGCGCTTCCCTGACGCCGAACTCCTGATGTGCGACCGGACCCGGCCGCTGCTCGTTGACTTCGGCTACGAGGACGACACCGCCGTGGTCGTCGGCCGCAGCGTTCCCGACGTTCGCCCTGCGCGCCTCGTGGTCTGGAATCGCGACGGCGGGCCTACGACCAGCCTGCGCGACCGGCCCCGGATGCGGTGCCGCGTGTTCGCGCCCACCGCCGACGAGGCGACCACGCTGGCGAACGACGTGATCGCGCTCGTCCCGCTGCTCGTGGACGGCGCTCCGGTCGTCTTCGCCAACTGCCTGTCCGGCCCCGTCGAGATCCCTGACGCCACCGGGCCGCAGCGCTACCTCCTGTTCGAGATCCACACCCGAGGAGACCAGTCGTGAGCCGTCGCAAGCCGAAGACCGTCGCCCTTGTCCACCCGACGAGCGGCCAGCAGATCGAGGTCCCCGATGGCTCCGATGGGGTCTACCGCACCCAGGGCTGGACCGACACCGCGGCCGACGAGCCGACCAGCGAGGACTGACCTCGCCCCACCGACCCCGCCCGTCCGCGCCGGGTGGCTGATTCAGCGGCAACGCGCCGTCTCAACCACAAGGAAGGAAGGCCCATCATGGCCCTCGACCCGAGCAACGTCCTCGTTGCGGTCACTGGCGCGTTCTACGCCGACACCAGTGGCTCGGCGACCGCCCCCACGAGCACGTCCTCCGCGCTCACGTCCTACACCGACCTCGGCCTGATCTCCGAGGACGGCATCACGCTGTCGATGCCGGGCGCCGGCGACTCGACTTCCCTCAAGGCGTGGCAGAACGGGCAGACCGTCCGTGTCATCCGCACGCCCAGCGAGGACAACCCGACGATCCAGCTCGTGTTCATCGAGACCAAGCTCGACGTCATCGAGTTCACGTTCGGTGTCTCGGTGACGCAGACCTCGACTGACGGCTCGTGGGAGATCGACACGACCGAGGTCCGCACCCCGGTGAACTCCGTGATCGATGTCGTGGACGGTGCCGAGATCCTGCGCGCCCACCTCCCGAAGGCGGTCGTGACGGAGATCAGCGAGATCTCGCTGACGAGCACGGACGCGATCGGCTGGGGCGTGACGCTCGAGCTGGAGCGCGACAACACGCTCGGCTATCAGGCGAAGGTGTGGAGCACGAAGCTCAAGACCGTCGCCTGATGAACTCCCTCGGCCGGTGTCGCGCGGGCGCCGGCCGAGGGGCACAACCCAACTCGCGCGTCAACCTGTGCGCCCAGGATGTTGGCGCCCGTGTAACAGGAGTCAGATATGGCAAAGATCGGCACCGCCCACATCGAGGTCAAGCCCGTCCTGAACGAGGAGGCCCTCGCAGCGATCGTTCAGCAGATCGAGACCGCCGTGGCTCGCGGCGTTGAGCGTGGCCTCAGCACCCGCGACCGACTGGCCTCGAAGCCGCTCCGCGCTTGGCGCGACGGCAAGCAAGTAGACCTGGACAACTGACGTACCCCCCACCCGCGCACACCGAAGGAGACCCGCGCATGGTCAGCAAGACGACCCCCGAAGGCCGCACCTACGAGATCGACGGCCGCCGCCTCACCTGGCACCCCGAGGTCTGGGAGGGCGAGGAGCCGCTGTCTGACGTCGTGATCCCGCTGCGGATCAAGCTCGGGCTGATCCTGAGTGTCGACGAGGACGAGATCACGCCTTCGGCCATGAAGAGGATGCTCGACATGCTGATCCCGAACCAGTCGGAGACGCTGGCCGAGATGGACCTGAACGACTTCCAGGACATGTTCACCACCTGGCAGCGCGAGTACGCGGCGCTGACGGGTGCGAGCCTGGGGGAATCCTCGGGCTCTCCGGCCTGATCCGCGATCACCGGGGAGCGATCGAGTACGACTTCCGCACACGCCTGCACTTCCCGCTCGACCGACTCGGGCACGGCATGGAGTGGGGCGAGGCGATCCGGCAAGTCGGCATCCTGCGCTCTGATCCGTCGTCGATGACGGCGGCGGCGATGGAGGGCTGGGCGTACCCCATCAGCCAGGAGACGCTGGTGTTGGCCGACCTGTTCGACCTGACGCACCTCGTCAACGCGAGCCCGAAGGGTCCGAAGCCGAAGCCGCACGCGATCCGGCCGTTCAAGGCTGCGAAGTCGGAGAAGACGTTCGGCGACGCTGGCGGCCGGACCCCGGCTGAGGTGCGCGAGGTTCTCGCCCGTGCACGCCGGGGCGAGATCGGCGCTGGGATGCCGTCGATCGTGCTCGTCTAGGCCGCGACGGCTGCCTGTCGCACGCGCTGGGCATCGTTGAGCCGGACGACGGCTCGCTTCATCTTGTGGCGCGTGCCGATGAACGGGAAGCCGGTCAGCCAGAACGCCCAGAACGGCGAGATCCGGTGGCTCGACCCGACCTCGCCGAGCGCCGTGTTCAGCCTGCCTGCGAGCCCGTAGTTCGCGAAGGGCTGCAGGAAGTAGGCGAACAGGAAGCCCGCCCCGCCGCGGCCGAGGTCGCGGTTCGTGCGGCTGATCCAGAGCGCTCGGGCGATGCCGAGCGTGAGCAGCGTGACCCAGAAGCCGGGCGGTGTCGTCAGTGGCATCCCCGCACCGTAGACGCCGCGCGCCCACACGTGAATAGCCCGATCGGAGGTTGTCAATGGAGATCGCCTCCGCGTTCGTGTCGATCCTGCCGTCGGCGAAGGGCTTCGGGTCGAAGCTCAAGTCCCAGGTGGGCGGCGAGACGAACAGTGTCGCGAAGTCGCTCGGCGGCTCGTTCGGCAAGGTGTTCGGGCTGGCGGCCGGTGCGTTCGCCGGCGTGAAGGTGACCGGATTCCTCAAGGATGCGGTCAACCAGGCCTCCGACCTCAACGAGTCCTCCACGAAGATCGAGGCGATCTTCGGCAAGGCGTCGGCGTCGGTGCAGGACTTCGCCAAGCAGGGCGCGAAGGCTCTCGGGCAGACCCAGCTCGCGGTGCTCGACGCCTCGGCGACGTTCGGCACGTTCGGCAAGGCGGCCGGTCTGGGCGGGAAGGATCTGGCGAAGTTCTCGACCGGGTTCGCCTCCCTGTCGACCGACCTCGCCTCGTTCTACAACACCAGCCCTGAGCAGGCGGTCGAGGCGATCGGAGCGGCGCTGCGTGGAGAGGCTGAGCCGATTCGCCAGTACGGCGTGCTGCTCGACGACGCCACGCTGCGGCAGGAGGCGCTGCGGCTCGGGCTGGTGAAGACGACGAAGCAGGCGCTCACCCCACAGCAGAAGGTGCTCGCGGCGCAGGCGGCGATCTACAAGCAGACGAAGGATGCGCAGGGCGACTTCCAGCGCACCTCGGGGGGGCTCGCGAACCAGCAGCGCATCCTCGCCGCGCAGTGGTCGGACATGAAGACCCGACTCGGCTCGGTGCTCCTGCCGGTCGTGCTGCGCGTGGTGACGGCGCTCAACGGCGCGCTGGGGCCGGCGGTCGAGTTCATGGGCCGCGCGTTCTCGCAGGCGCAGACGTTCCTCGCCCCGTTCATCGCCCAGGTGCAAGGGTTCTTCGGCGGCTCGGGCGGTACGGCGGTCCAGTCGTTCGGGGCCTCGGTGGTGGCGACGTTCCAGGGGCAGGTGCTACCGATCCTGCAGCAGGGTGCTGCGGTCTTCCGTGACACGATCCTGCCCGCGATCACGTCGCTGGTCACCTACGTCTCCACGAACCTGTGGCCGGTCTTCCAGCAGTTCGTCGGCATCCTCCAGGCGAACGTGATCCCGATCATCGCGGCGTTCGCGGGCTTCCTCGTGGGCACGCTGTGGCCGGCGATCGTGCGGATCGCGACCAGCATCGCGACCCAGCTCAAGCCGGTCTTCGATCAGCTCGTCGCCACCTACCGCGCGAACGTGCTGCCGACACTGCAGCAGCTCCTCGTGAAGTTCCGCGAGTGGCAGCCGACGATCCAGCGGATCATCAGCCTCGTCGTCTCGATTGTCGGCAAGCTGCTCACCTTCGCGGCCGCCGTTCTCGGCAAGGTGCTGCCGGTCGTGATCCGGTTCGCGGGCTGGCTGCTCTCGAAGCTCGTCCCCGCGGTGGCCGCGGTGATCGGTGTCGTGATCCGCGTCATCGCGAAGATCCTCGAGTTCGCGAACGCCTTCATCAACGCGATCCCGAAGGTCGCGCGGTTCGTGACGGCGGTGGCGAAGAAGATCGGCGAGGTCGTCACGTTCGTGGCTGGCATCCCGAGCCGGATCACGGGCGCGCTGGGCGATGTGGCGAACCTGCTCAAGGAGTCGGGTCGCAAGATCATCCAGGGCCTCATCGACGGCATCAAGTCGAAGGCCGGCGATGTGAAGGGCGCAGTGCGGGGCGTGCTCAGTGGCGCGCGGAACCTGCTGCCGTTCTCGCCCGCGAAGGAAGGTCCGTTCTCCGGGAAGGGCTGGACGCTCTACTCGGGCCAGTCGATCGTGACGGCGCTCGCGGACGGCATCCGGCGCTCAGGCGGCAAGGTGAAGTCGGCGCTGCGTCAGGTGCTCGACGCTGCCCGCCAGCAGATCGCCTCAGTGCGCGACTCGGTGGCTGCGGCGTTCGGCGGGGACCTGTTCTCGGCGAAGACGGCCCGTGACTTCCTGTCGAACCTGACGAACACGGGCGGCACGGTCGCGAAGCTGACGGCGGCGTTCAAGACGCTGCTGGGCTGGGGTTGGAAGCCTGAGGCGCTGTCTCAGATGTTCCAGTCGGGCAACGGCGCGCTGATCCTCGACCTGGCCGCGAACAAGGGCCTCGCCACGCAGGCGGCCTCGCAGTTCCAGGCCGTGCAGTCGGGCCTGAACGCGCTCGGCCAGCAGGTCGGCGCGGCCACGGTGACGGTCGGCGAGCGGCAGACCATCAAGAAGCTCGACGACCTGATCCGGGTCATGCAGCACCTCGGCATCGACGTGGCTGACGCGCTCGACGGCGTGACGGCGAAGAAGACCCGGAAGAAGAAGGGGAAGAAGTGATCTCTCCGCGCTGGGTCCTCAACGGCCTCGACCTGACGGCACCGCCCTACGCGGTGGTCAAGCACTCGGCCGACCCCGGTTCGCCTGAGCCGGTGTCGAACGTGCTCGCGTCGATGCTGGCCGACGGTGACATCGTGCTCAAGGAGCGCGATGGGAACCGCACCTACCAGATGACGGTGCTGGTCGACGGCTCGGATCTTGCCGAGTCGGCGACGGCGCTGGCGAACCTCGACGCCGTGGTGAAGGTGAAGCGCGGCACGCTGGTGTGCGAGCCGGGCGACGAGATCGCGCCGACGTCGGTGTTCGAGACGTTCGAGGGCGAGTCGGTCGTCGTGCCGGACGAGGACTACGACGCGGCCGGGCTGCGGCTGGTCGAGCTATCGATCCCCGCTGGCCCGTTCGCGCGTCCCGAGGAGCAGGTCGAGATCGAGGCTCCGCCTCTGCCGCCCGCTGGCGAAGTGGTGGCCGACGTTCCGATCACGGACGGCTCCTCAACGGCCGGGTTCACGGCCACCGACACGAACGGCACCGGAGGCTCAACGCTCACTGTCGGCGCGAACGTGGCCCCGTTCACGGGGATGGTCTACGGCTCCGATCATGCCGTCACGGGCGGATCTACCGGCATCCCGACACTCCCGCCAGCGATCAGGCTGACGCGCACAGGGGCGCTCCCGGTCGACCCTGACCGCCCTTACATCGAGGTCTCCGGTGTCGCGCGGTACCGCCTGAACTCCGGAGCATGGCAGTACGGCCTCGCCGTCAACCCGACCATTGTCGGCGGCGGGGCGCCCCTCTCGATGACGTCCGGCGCCAACGGAGCCTTCTCGCTGCTGATCGCACAGACGGCCGAGATCACCTCGCTCGCGTTCGACACTGTCGGCTCGAACTCTGCTCCGACGAGCGACATCCAGATCGGCGTCAGCATCACCCGGACCGCGGGCCCGCAGGATGGCGTCTTCACTGGCCGCTTCCAGAGTCGACAGGTGGAGATCCTCGGCTCGCAGCGCACCGAGCTCAGTCTCTCGGTGCTCGGCCTCGACGCGGACGACAGCGCGACCGGCCTCGGCGAGCAGGCTCTCGTCTACACCGCTGCGGCAGGGGCCGATTCGCGGCTCAAGATCGTCTCCTGTCGAGCCGCCGCGAGCCTCGAGGGGACCCCGGACCCGACCACCGTGTCGGGCACCTTCAACGCCATCGGCAGTACTGGCACCCCGACATCGTTCGCGATGTCCGGTGCGAGCCTTCTGCCGGGGAGCGCGGTGCTCTACGCCCGCCTTCGGCCGACCGACAACACGAACCACACGATCTCCTACCGGGTGCGCGTCTCGGATGGCACGGTGACCTCTACCGGCCCGTGGCGCACGTGGCCGCTGGTCATCGGCTCGGCGTGGCCGCAGATCCCGAACGACACATGGCGGATCGTCGCGCTCGGCATGACTGACCTGATGGCCGACGTGATCGACGGCGGCACGGTGACGGTAGACCTCGCCGTCAACGCTGGCACGGTGCGGGTCGACGACGTGTGGACCGCGCACACCGTGGGGCAGGTCTCGCTGCTCGACACGTCGAAGTCCGGTGGCTCTCTGTCGCTGGTCGAGCTCAACGCCGCCACTGTCACGCAGGAGTTCCCTGCCGCCTACGTCGGCGAGGTCGGCGGTGTGCGGATCGACGCCGCGCGCACGGGCCGCTCGCAGATCTTCGACCAGCACCAGGCCGCGCCCGGTCTGCTGCAGATCGCGACGATCACGCCCGGCTGCGCGACCTCAAGGGTCTCGGCGCGGTACTACCCGCGGTACCACACGCACGTCGCCCCGCTGGAGGTCTGATGACACCGGACATCCGCATCGGCACGCTGCCGCTCTCCTCGGTCGAGGCGGCCGGTGACCTGACCATCACCGCCCAGTGGCCCGGTGGCGGCTGGGAGGCGGCGTGGTCGATGCTGCTTCCCGAAGGCGAGCGCCCGTGGCAGATCGTCAAGAACGCCACCGGCTCTGTCTCGGTCGGCGGCTGCCCGTTGCTGGCAGGGAGGATGACCGAGGTCGACTGGGCGGGCGGCAAGTTTGTGCTGTCCGGCTCCATCCGCCGCGGCGAGAACGCAGCCGCTATCGACGGCTCCGGCAACCCGACCACCGTCCCCGACACGGCGATCTCTGCGGCGGCCACTCGCGGCGCCACCGACTGGACCTTGCCAGCGTCGATCAGCGCTGCGGCGTTCGCGACTGGGGACGCCGCCGCCGCACCGAACACGGTCGACGACCTGCTGACCGCATGGGCACTGGAGAATGGCAAGCGCATCTACGTCGACCCATACCGCCGCGTGCTGGCCGGGACCGATCCGACGAGTCCGACGTACCACGTGTACCCCGGTGCCGACGCCCTCTCGTGGACGACGCAGGCCGAGGCCGATCGGGTTGTCGGCCGGTGGGTCGACGCCTCCGACGCCTCCCACCTCACCTCTGTGGGGACGGGCGAGAAGGAAGCGGTCATCGACCTGCAGAGCAAGGGTCCGCTGGACGTGACCCGAGCGACCGCAACCCTGAACGCGATCCTTGCCCAGTCGACGTCGGGCTCGTGGACCGGCTCCGTCGCGGTCGCGCCGCAGCAGATCATGGGCAACCCGCACCCGGCGCAGGTCGTGGCGGACATCGCCCGCGGGTGCATGGTGCGCTTCCACGGTCAGCGAGACCCCCGCAACCCGGCGTTGCCGTACATCGACGTCGTGATTGCGTCCGTCGAGTGGGTCGTTGACGGCGCATTGAAGCTGACCCCGGCCGGACTCGTGGCGCGGTCGTTCGCTGACGTCGTCGCCGCGGCCGGCGGCACCGTGGGAGTGGGGGCGGCATGACGTCGCCCGCATCTCGGATGTGCCCGACAACGACACCGCCGACTCCGAGGGAGCCTGACCGTGCCTGACCTCCAGCACCTGACCGCCAGCCAGATCGCCGGGGCCATCATCACCGCCGGCGCCGTGATCGGTGTTCTCGCCGGCTTCGCGAAGTGGGGTTGGCCACGCTGGCGAGAACTCTGGCGGCGCGTGTCGGCCGCGCTCGACTCGGTGGCCGGGCGTGACGAGATCGTGGACCCGACGAGCGGCAAGGTGCTCGCGACCGCGCTCCCGGGGATCGGCGTGCGGATGGCCGACATGGAGGACTGGCGCCGCGAGCAGGTCGAGCTGATGAAGTCGCTGACGGAGGCGGTCACGAAGTTGGCCGACCAGGCGCCCGCGATCGCTGACCTTGAGCGTCGGGTCGCGAACCTCGAAGCGGCGTCGGCTGAGCGGGTCATCGGGAAGGTCGAGGCCGTCAAGGCGCTCGACGTGATCCAGACGGCGATGAACACGCAGCCGCCGCTCGACGCTGAGGCCGACGAGGACTGACCGTGGTCGAGGCGGGCTGGGCTGACGAGCGCCCCAACGACCACGACCGTCCCGGCCTCTCGCGCGTGCGGCCCTGC